GACGGGCCAACAGTGGACACGACATCAAACCTGGCTTCGCTCAGGTCGTTGTCCATGATCACTTCGCCGTCAGGGCCGATGGCGGGCTTCATCAGCTCAACCATCGCCACCTCATTCTGAGGCCCGACGCCTTTCATCTTGCGCCCGGGCTCAACGTAGACGTCCTTGGCCATTGACAGCCAAATTTCGCCGCCACGCCGAACAGCCACGCTGAAATTGCTCATGTACAGATACGCCTGCATGTCCAAGCGCTGCTGCACCATCTCAACGGCCTTGCCGCTGATGTTCGAGACGATCTTGTCGCCGTTCTGCTGGTTGCCCAACAGGTCGGCCATGTCCTGTTCGGTGATCTGTAACAGCGCCGCCATTGCTGGCGGGATCGCGGCCGACTTCGTGTAGCCCACCGGGCCGCTGATCTGCTGCGACCCGTCAGGCCCCGTCACCGGGTTGATCAGCAGGTACGGGTACTGCCTGATGTTGTCCTCGGACCACATCATCTGGTGGCCGGCAACCTGTTCTGGCGTCAGAATCGGCTTCTCAATGCTGGACAGAGCGCTGATCTCGCCCAACTTCGACAGCTGCATGTTCTTCAGCCGCTGCGCGTCCTTCGCCGGACGAACCACACCCATGCAGCGCTCGACGTTGTCGATGAACCACCGCTTGCCGTACACCGGCACGATGGGGATCTGATCGCCGGCAATGAAACCCTCGTCACTCAGCACCTTGCCGCCAGACATCAGGTACTTGTGAACCTTGCGCTGCTTCACGCGGCGTCGACGCACCTCGACATTGCCCGTGGCCAGCAGCCTGTTTTCCAGATCGGGGTCCTTTTCGAAATCGTCCTGGTGATACTTCTCCTCGACACCGTCAATGCCGACATACGTCCGCACTTCGCGTGAGACTTCCTCGACCTCGTAATACTCGGCCACGAACACGACGTCAGGCGTACTCCAGTCGAACTCGTACTGGTAGATTTCCTTCGGCCACGACGCCGGATCGTCGCCATACTGCTCGGTGTACGCATCGCGCGACACTGCCGTCAGCACATAGCAGCGCTTGGCGTCTGCCTTGTCCTGCCGCTTGGCATCCAGGTCGAAATACACGCTGCTGTCAGCGTCGAAAATCGGCTCGATCCGAATGCGCTGCTGGTCGTTCTCCGAGTCGTACTCGTCCTCGTACACCGCCCGCAGCCGCCAGGCGCCAAAACCGCCCGTCACCGCTTCGTCGAAGGCGTTGTCGTACGCCTCGGACGCCGCGGAATCCTGCTCGTCGGCGCGGTACAGGCGGTTGCAGACGTCCGCAAGATTCGTGCGCTTGCTGCCGTCTTTGCTGATGAAATCAACAGTGACCCGGTTGTTCCTGTACTCGTTGATGATCCGCGTCACCGCCAAGGTGATCTTGTTCACCTCGAACCGCGGACGATTCTCGTACTGATCCTGCAGCGGGCCCTCCCACTGCGCCCCGGAAATCGACGCGAACCGCCTGTCCTGCAGGCACTGCAGGCGCTCGTCGCGCAGCGCAGACTGGATGTTCGAGAACTCGTCCAGCGCCCGCTGGTGGACGCTGCGCATCCGCTCTTCGTTGCTCATACGCGGCATGACGACCCCCAGAAATTCACGGTCGGAACCGCGTACACGGACACTCCGCGCGACGACTGGCCACTATCCAAGCGCGACGCAACCGGGAACGCAAACGTCACCGCGATCGCGTCTGCTGCGTCAGGCGATGCCAGGCCGCGTGATCTCATGTCCTTCTTCGACTCCAGAAACACCGTTCCGCTGCTGTCAGGCTTGGTCTTCGGACCCGTCAGGTCTGCCTTCAGAGTTTTGTCCACAGGGATGCTTGCGGTTTTCAGCCACTCGCGCATCGCGCCCCACATCTCGGCACGCTTGTTCCCCCACATCACGGGACGGCTTGATTTCCACCCGAAGTTTACACCTCTCACAGCATACCGCTGTTCTTTCAATCGGTCCAGCACTCCATACCCGAGCCCGCCCTCGTCAATCACCGTCATCGCCGGCTCGTACCGCTCAATCGCCTCGATGACGTGCCCCACTACCGTCATCGTGTCATCGCCCTGATACCTGTGCAGCGCTACGATGTCGCGCCCACGGCGCACGGCAATCACCGTCGAATCCAGCCCGCTGCGTGCCGGGTCCACGCCCAGCACAATCGGCGCGTCGGGATCCTTCCACGGCGGGCGCGACACCGCCTCATCCACCAACGCTGGCGCAATAAACTGGTCCGCCCCCGACGACGGAAACTGCCCGTACACCTCGACCCTAGCCTCGCGTGAGTCCTCGCCGTATTCCGCGATGATCGCTTCGTAGACACCCTTGTCCGTGTCCTCCACAGCCCTGGCATCTACCTGCAGGCTCTGCCAGAAAGCTCGCTTGGCGTGAAAGCACTCGAAGAAATACCCCGTGTTCCGCCGCGGGTTCGAGAACGCCAGCCAGAACCGGTGCGGCGTGTTCTCCGTGAAAAACCCCGCAGCCACAGACCAGATCGCATCCGGGATGCCCGACGCCTCGTCAAACACAACCATCATGCCGTCGTCGTTGTGAGGCCCAGCGTACCCGTCCGGGTTCTCCTCACTCCAGAGCTTGCCCTCCGCGCCCCAGTACCGCGTGCCCTTCTTCAGATCACGCTCCACCAGGTCCGTCAGCCACTTCGCCGGCACGATCCGCGTCGCACTGATTTCCCACCAGTGTGAGTGAATCAGCATCGCCAGCCATTTCGTCACTTCAGCCCAGGTCACGCTGCGCAACTGACTCTCGCTGTTCGCTGAGACGATTACGCTGCTGCCAATCCGCGTCGAGAGCATCCAGAGCACCAGCCAGCTCACCAGCGCCGACTTCCCGATTCCGCGCCCCGACGCCACCGCCAGGCGCATCACCTCAAACAAATCGCGCGTGCCATTCGCCTTCACGTGATCCCGGATCTGCCGCAGCACATCCCGCTGCCAGCGGCGCGGCCCCGTGCGCTTCGCCAGCGGCGTGCCCGCCTGCCCCCAGGGAAACACAAACATCACCCACGCCTCGGGGTCGTCCCGCAGCGCAGGCGACCACATGCGGGTCATCAAAACCTGTTCTTCGGCCGGTGTGTATTTTATGGACTGCATGGTCTATATCGGCGCGTATCGGCTCATATCGCATCCTTCAGCGGCTCCCGCGCCAGCGGCAATACTCGCGGAGCGATATCCACCTTCGGCTGCGCCGAAATATCCACGACATCCTCCGCAGTAATACGCTCCACGCGTTTCTGGGCTTCTTCCAGAGCCACAGTAATCGATATCTGCGCCGAACCCTGCACCTCGACTTTCTGGGTGGCAACCCAATCGTGCCTGTGCTTCAGAAACTCCAGCGCCGCCTTACTATCCCCAGCCTGAGCAGCATCAAATACCACACGGGACATTTCCATCTCGCTGTCGGCGCGGCCTTTCATCTCGGCAATCTCCGCGATGGGGTCCATTATCTTTAACCGAGCCAACTCAGCCGGCAACATACCTGCCGCCAGTGCAAGAGATTCTCCGCGCAAACCCAAGCGAGCGGCATCGTATATGCGCTCCAGCATTTCGGGCGTGGCTTTTAGCTCGCGGGCGCGGACGGGGAGGTCGCGGAACATATCAATGGCCGCTGACGCGGTTTCGGCAGTGAGTGCGCGGAGCGCACATGGGGCGGAACATTTGGCGATGGTACCAAAAAAAGAAAAATTTGTGCGGGGGCTCCGCATACGAACACCGTCGGCCCTCCATCGTTGGTGTACCCCCCGTCTGGTCGTCAGCACACTGACGATCCGCACACTGACGCTCCGGACGCTGACAATGCTGCAGCGCAGCACAGGGCCGGCAGGGCGTGCGCAGCGCTGGGGCCCGTGCCCGATGTTAGTCCCCGTTAACATCGTTGAACCGGGGGGAATAGGGGACACGCCGTTATGTGAGTACGCGCTGACATCAGAAAGCTAGGGGGAATAGGGGGCGCGGGGGCGCCGGGCATGGTCTGTCCCCCCGCGTGTCCCCTCTGTCCCCTCTGTCCCCTCCGTTTTTATTTAGCTCAACCCCCGAGGGTTTTTTTTTTGAACTTCGGATCATGAGGGGGAATAGGGGACATAGAGGGAAAACGACCGTTCTCCGAGGGCGCAGAATTGGTCTAACCGGGGGTCACCATAGGAGAAAACGAGGGGACATGCGGGCTAGGATCGGGTTAGGGAAAGTCCCGATGTTTCCTGACGGCATCTGTAAGTTTCGTGTAAGGAAAGCCGCCGACACTGTCTCTGTCGCGCCGATGGGCGGCGCGCAAGGAGTAGACGATGGAAGCACGGATCGAGATCGTGAACGTAGGCGCCGACACGGCGCACGTTCTGTCGGCAATGTTCGCTGACCTGGAGGCAGCGCACGCGTTCGCTGCGAGCTATCCCGGCGCGTACTGGAGCGACCTGGACGTGTCCGACGACGGCAGCGTGTCGCTGACGATTGCGGTTGAGTAATCCAGCCTGACGAATAACCACGGGCCTGCGGGCCCGGTCATAGGAGTGATGACGATGCGAGTAATGGACCGAGACACTGCCGAGCATTTCTATGCTTGGCTGGATCGCATGGTGCGATTCGAAGACCAGCACGATGTAGAACGGGCTATTCACGCCCTGCTGCGTAATGACCCCGAGCTGGTGAATGATCGATCGTGGCCGGAACTCTGCCGCATGGCCGGGATTCCGTGGTTTGCTTGACCCCGAGTTATAGCCCCACGCGTTGGGGTTATTGCGCGCGGTTTGCGCGATGACGATGGAGTGATGACGATGAAGATGACGAAGACTCAGCAGATGCTGATCGAGCGCGCCAAGATGCGCGGCGGCATGGCCGCCATTGATGCCGGCAGTGGCCGTGGCGCGCATGGAGGCCGGGTTACCTTCGGCAATCGTGAGCGCGCAGCACTGCGCAAGCTGGCCGAAATGGGATTGGTTGAAATTACCAATCTGGTAAAGGACGTGGATTACAACCGTGGGTACAGTATTCACACGACGACGACGATGTATCGGTTGAAGCCGACCCTGCCGACCGACGACCAGTTTCTAGCCGCCCTCGGCCCCTGCGGCCGATAGGAGAGAGACGATGCACGACATCCCCCTAACGGCCGCCTGCGTGGCGTTCGCCATCGCATTCGGGCTCGCCCTGGGCGCACTGGTGGCGCTCGGGTTCTGACACTGACGGAAGGAAAAATCATGCATGACATCGGAATCGCCCGCGCTGCGGGCCAGATCCTGGCCGACCGAGGGCCGACCCGGCGCCTGCGCAATGGCGACATTTTGGAGGCCGTCATCGGCGGCCGCGCGCTGCGCGTTTACTGGCCCGATGACGCCGAGGATATCGGCGACACCCGGATTACCTATCAGGTCCTTTCCGGCCGCGCTGCGGACCGCGTGACGCGCAATGCAGCCCGTCGCCCCTGACGCATCCGCCGAGCCCCGCGCGCGGGGTTCTGGGATGCGCCACGGTGGCGCAGACACTGGAGAAGACGATGAACCGTATTACCGTAACCCAGCTGCAAGCCGTAATCGACCGCCTGAACCGCGAAACCGGTTCGCCAGCCGAGCCTTACGTCCGCGACGCTGAGGGCAAAAACCGCGCTCAGATCGGAAACTATCACCTTTCGCGCGCCTATGGCGGCTTCGCGCTGCATCGCATGGTGACTGACGGCGGCGGCGTGTCGTCGCCCCTGCACACCGGTCACATCCCGGCGCGCGATCTTCTGAATCGCATGCATGCCTATCTGGCGGGTATCGATGCAGCCCGCCGCGCCTGACACCCCCGCAGAGCCCCTCCGGGGGCCTGTGTGGCCCTTTCCGCCCGCGCTGCTGGACTACCCCAGCATGCCGCCCTGCGCGCGCCCTGTGGGCCGCGTAATCCCGCCGGCCGATGCCGAGCCGGCATTGTTTTGAAGGAGTGACGACGATGCACACACCTGGACCCTGGACCGTGACCCTCGGCGACACCATCGCCGGCGACCCCGCCTACTGGCTGATCGAGGGCGCTGGCGGTGTCATCGGTGACGTTCAATCGGTCAACGCCGACGACGCCCGCCTGATTGCTGCCGCCCCCCAGCTGCTCCGCGCCCTGCAGCGCCTGACGCATCCTGCCGCCGATGACGACGACCTGGCGTATGCGCTGGACGTTATCCGGGTCGCCACTGGCCAACCCTGACGCAAGGAGTGACGAAAATGCCGAAATACAGGATATTTGAAGACGGTACTTATTGCGACACTGTGTGTCGTTCACATCCAGAGCTTGCGCTGAACATCGCGCGGGATAGCGTCCCTCTCCCGGAGCTTTACCCTTACCCGTGGCAGCTTCCGAAAAATGTGCGCATCTCGGTTCAAGACGAGCTAGGCGAAGAAGTGGCCGCCGACTACGTTTTTTTGGGTGCGCCGTGATCCTGGCGCTCCTCGCTATCCTGCTGGCGCTGCTGCTGGCGGTGATTCTGGACCTATAATCGCCCGGTCCCTCTCGGGACCGTTGTCTCCTCCTGCGGGCTCGCGCCCGTTGCCCCGGGCGTCAAAGCATTTCTGCCCGGGGCTTTTTTCTGAGGCGCAACGATGCTGATCATCACCCATTGCGACGCCGACGCCGAAACCCGCGCCCGTGGCGTCGCCGCTGCCGCGCGGTATTTCGCCGACACCGGAGCCGATCCCGTCGCCGCCTGGCGCGCCGCCGAGGCATGCAGTTTCGGCGCCCTGTTCGACCGCGACGCACTGCGCGCGTGGTATCTGGCCGAGGACGCCGCTGTGCTAGCCATGTACGGGCGCTGGCGCCACGCGCCCGCTGCCGTCGCGCTGGAGTGGCGCGCGGAGCCGGCAGGGGCGATTATCCCGCCTTGAACGGGTAGATTTTCGCCGCAGGCATCAGCGTTTCGAGCATGCGGCGAATCTCGCTGCGATTGTGCTGGTACCGCTCCAGCGTGTCGGGCAAGCACAGGATGTGCTTTTTGACCGGATGCTCTGGGCACCGGACCTTCCCGAGATCCAGCCAGCCAGCATGCCCAGCCGCGACATACAGAGACTGAATGTTGATCTTGTGATCCTGCATCCCCTGCTGAAGCTCGTCAATCACCGGCTGCCACGGCCCCATGATCGCCCCGGGCCGAAATACGCCGACCCGGTTTCGCATTGCCTCGGCTAGCAGGGCCTCGCCCGCGCTTAAGCCGCCTTCCATCATGACGTTCTTTGCATCCGTCACTGGCGGCCGATCACCGGGGCTGAAATTCGATACGTCCCGCTGCCGCAGCCAGTAGGCCACGCAATCCAGCCCTCCGCCCTGATACCACAGCCAGAGGGCGCGAGCCTCCTGCTGGGGCAATATGCCGGCTTCTGACCACAAAACCATCCATCTGCGGTCATCTGCCGATAACGACAGGCTTACGCGCTCGTTGGAGAACCCCAGCACTGACAGCCTGTTGACTGCCGGGTAGGGGTGCCGGCCCTTTTCGTTGACCGAGAACGTCTCGGGCGGCGCAGCCAGTAACGGCTTGAGTTTGTTTTCGAGGGCGCGCCTGTCGGCTAGCTGCGGCTCCCGCAGTTCGTTCAGGACAAGGACTTCACTGAGAACGTAGTAATTGAATGCCGATTGAATTTCCTCTGTCGTGACTGTTTTCACATTCTGACCTGTCTGGCCGCCCACCGCGTGCAGGAATGGCATCCAGAGCGTGTCTTTCCCGCTGCCCTGCCGGCCTCCGTGCAGGATGCCGTGATTGATTTTGACGCTGGGGTTCTGGACTTTGTACGCCATCCAGTCTAGGCAGTGCTGGCGCTCCTCGGGGTCGGGGATCATGCGCTCTGCGTGTTCCAACCACCGGCCGACGTCGCCGGGCGTCCCTGCCGGCCTACCGTCGCGCCAGGTGTTGCCGTAGACCTCGCCGTCGTGGCCGACGAACAGACTGTTCCCCGGCGCGTAAATCATGCCGGCCAGTGTGCGGGCACCCATTGCGATTCTGTTCTCGTCGTAACTGGTGCTAGCGCTGACTCTGCTATGCAGGCCGTTGGCGTTGGCGTGAATGCTGTGCATCTTGTGATGCCGAAATGCCGCGTCAAAACTCTTGCGCTCCACCAGTTTCCTGCGATGCAGGTCGAAGAAATCAGCGCTGTTGAGAAGAAACGCGAAGCGCTTGTACCACTCTGGCGGCTCCAGCGTCCCGATCTCGTCTGACTCTGGCGGTGTCGGGTCGGCTGCCGGCTGCGGCTCGGGCTTCGCTGCAGGCTCTGGCGCTGGCGGCTTCCAGAGCGCTGCGCGCGGCGCGATCCAGGCCCGAGCATCGGACCACCGGGTCCATCCGCTGTCGGCGCAATCCCAGCCGTCAGGCTGGCCGGCAGGGTCGATGACCTTGACCTCGGCCACGATCGGCTGCAGGATCGCCGCCAGGCGCTGCATGGCGTCGATGCCGGCAGTGTCCGCGTCGGGCCAGAGCAGGATTTTCCGGCCCCGCAGCGTCTGCCAGTTCGCGCGGCCCAGTGCCTGCGCGCCCCCGGGCCAAGTGCAGGCGACGTATGGGCTGCCGGTCAGACCTGCCGCTGCGTCGGCGGCTTTCTCGCCCTCCACGACCAGCACCGGATCCTCGGGGCGGGCCTCCAGTTCCTGCAGCCGGTATAACGGCCTCGGCACCGGCCACTGGCCCATGCCCCAGCCGTCGGTGCTGAAAGTCCACGGGACGATCTGCTTGCGCTCCCCCGGCGGGTCGTACCGGGCGACGTAGCCCAGAACGTCGCCGTTGCCGTCGTAGTACGTCCAGATCTGCGACGGGTCGCCGTATATGGGATGCCTGCAGTCGTGATCTGCGGCTTCGCTGGGGACCGGTGTTATCACCGTGCGCTGCGGTTTCGGCGGCCGCGCCGGCCTCGCTGGCGCTGCGGGCTGGTCGTCGAGTTCGCGGTAGGCCTCGGCCATGCTGAGTTCATGGATCGCGGCGTACAGGCCGATCAGGTCGCCTCCGCGCTCGTCGGTTGCGAAGTCCGCCCAGCGACCAGATAGGAGGTTAACGGAGCAGGAGTCACCCTCGCCGCCGGCTAGGTCGCCACAGACCCACTCATGGCCCCTGCGTCGGCCGCCAGGAAGCCACTGGGGCACCAGCGTGTCGGCGCTGATGAGTAGGCGCTGCGCGAGTGCGCTGAAGTCGAGTTTCGTTGTCATTTCCCCTCCAAAACCGCCGGATCAATCACCTCGGCGCCCGGAATCCTGCCGGCCTGCGCTTCCCGCGTCCGAGCCCTGATCCGCTCCTCGGCGCGGAACCGCTCGCTGTGCGTGACGGCGGCCAAGATGTCGATCATCGCGGCTTCCAAGCACCGCAGCGCAGCCAGTTCCCCGGCCCGCACCGCCCGTGTCCCCGTCGCCTGCTGCCGGCGGATGATCTCGGCGCAGGCGTCCTGCGCTTCGCGGATCACGCCGTCTGGGTCGGCGGCTAGGCCCATGCGGACCAGTTCCTCGGCCAAGTTGACGGCGTCGAAGATCACGCCCCACTGCTGGCGCTGGGCTTTGCCCTTGGCCACTGCGTCTAGGGCGTCGTACATCTGCAGCGCCCAGACTGTGCGGTCGTCGCGGGTGAGCAGTGCTGCGCCTGTGATGGCGACGAGGTGCGCCGTGGGGTTGATGCCGCGGGGGCGGTAGGTGGAGCGCTTGCGGGTCATGCGTCCCCCAGCAGCCTCACAGCATCGTCCACACTGCGGCAAACCCCCGCCACGCCCCCGGCCTGCCGGATCGTGGCGAGAAACTCCTCCTGCCCGGGGCGCATGCGCCCAGTGCGGCTCTTGACCTCAATAGCCAGCGTGCGGCCGTCCTTCAGCACGCCCATGATGTCGCTCATGCCGCGCGCGGTGTTCGCACGGATATACCGCGTCGAGCCGTCGCGGTTGCGCTCCGCGAAGGTGCCGGAATTCTGCCGCCAGTGGCTGGCGACCTTCGGGTGATGCCGCAGCAGCGCCAAGATCGCCCGCAGGATCTGCGCCTCTGACGGCTCGCCGCTGGGCTTCGCTGGGGCGCGTTTCGGGGGCTCTGGCGGTATCGGCAGTTCACGCCTCGTCTTGCCCCAGATGGCGGCGAGAGTGTCCTCGCTGCGCTGGTGGTCTTGCATGACCTCGCGCAGGGTGCGGCGGCCTCTCATCACTTCGCCCCTTGCGCGGCGCACCGCGCCGCATACGCCCAGACTGAGGGCGCCTGCTCATACGCCTGCCGCGCGGTCGCGCCCACCTCCGCTGCGCGCGTGGCCCTGTACCACACGTTGTTTTTGTTGATCGCGTCCGCGACCACCAGGCCGGCCCGCTTCAAATGCAACAAGTATCGGTTTGCTGCGTTCTTCTGCACGCCCATGTGGGCGGCCACGTTTGCCGTCGTTACCGGCTGGTAGTTCATGACGACGTGTAGTGCGTCTCGTTGTCGGGGGGTCACGTTGTCCTCCTGTCGGGGCCGCAAGTGTCAACCCGCCGACTGCCGGCAGTCAACCGGCGCAGAATGACCCCGCAATTCTGTCAACAATAGTCACGGGGCGGCACAAAGTGGCATGATGCGTCGGCGCCGATGCGAGCGCGACACAGGAGTCCAGACAATGTACACGACAACCTACGGGCCTGGCGATGAAGCCACGTGGCCCACGTATCCCGCCGGCTACAACGGAGACCACCCGAACGAGGTGGAAGCCCGCGACCATCTGCTGGCCTGCCCGGCAGACTGGCAACTGTGGTTCTCGGTGGTCTCGCAAGCCCGCGAGGGTGCCGCGTTTGACACGGCGAACGTCCGAGAGGAGGACATGGCCTCGGCTCACGCAGACGTTCTGCTGGCGTGCCTGTTCGCCGGTACACGGGCGCAGGCTGATGCGGCTCGGTTTGAACTGCAGAACCGATTCCTGCGAGATAACGAGCACCGCATCCAGAAGATCGCGGATGCGATGTTCGCGTCTAGCGAGCCCGATTCTGACCCGTATGAATGGGAGATTTGAGATGACCACGACCATCAATGTTCACGAAATTGTCAGCGTGCGCGTTGACAAGCGCTCTCTCGCTGAGGGCGTCACCTGGCGCCACATCATCATCACCGACGCAAACGGTCGCGAGACGAAGATCGTTTTGTTTCCTGACGATTACGACAGCCCGGAGCAGATCGTCATCATTGACGAGGAGCGGCAGCCGTGATCCTCGAAACCGCCACCCAGCGCGACGCCGACTGGTACGCCGCCCGCATCGGCAAGGCCACGGCCAGCAGGTTCAAGGACGCCACGGCGTACCTCAGGTCCGGCGACCCAGCGCAGGCCCAGCGCGACTACTGCACCGAACTGGTAGTCGAGCGCCTGACGCAGCAACCTATCCAGCGCTACGTTACCTCCGCCATGCAGTGGGGCACCGAACAGGAACCCGCAGCGCGCGCAGCCTACGAGCGCGTCACCGGCACCAGCGTCGAGGAGACGGGCTTCATCGCCCACGACACCCTGCTGGCGGGCTGCTCGCCTGACGGCTTGGTGGACTGGGACGGGCTCATTGAGATCAAGTGCCCGTACAACAGCGCCGTGCATATCGAAACGCTGCTTAACGGCATGCCGGCAGAACACGCCGCACAGATTCAGGGCCAGATGTGGATCACTGGCCGCCAGTGGTGCGATTTTGTTTCCTACGATCCCCGGATGCCTGAGCCGCTGCAACTGCACATTCAGCGGATCAACCGTGACCCTGGCTTCATTGCCGACCTGGAAGCCAAGGTTACGTCTTTCCTGCAGCAGGTCGGCACTCAAGTCGAGGCGCTGCGGCGTCTCGCGGAGCAAAGAAAATGAGCACTGAAAAGCCCAAGCGGCCCTACGTCCGTACCGTGAAGGTCTACGTCGTGAGCCACCCCGACCACATGGACCGCCTGATCCGCGCCATCAGCGCAGCCGAGGCGATCCGCTACGCATCGTCTGGCTACGAGGCCAAGCTCGCCACGCAGGACGACATCATCGCCCTGATGGGCGGCGGCACGCCCGTCGAGACGACTGTGGCGGCATCCAACGTCCCCGGCGTGGACGACGACGGCATGCCCGCCGGCCTGACTGACTGAACCCACGGGGCGGGAAACCGCCCCATTTTGGAGCACACCTGTGGCATTTGTTGACCCAAGCAAAGACATTCGCCCGGCCACCTTGGATGGCATCAAGCGACTTGCCAAGTCCATAAAGCGAGGCTTTGACATTCCACACCATCAAGCGCTGGATGCTGCTGCTAAGGCTGCAGGCTATGAGAACTTTCAACACGCACGTAACGTTTTGGAGAAACAACCGTGACCGCACTCGTCCCCGTAGACCAGATAGAACGCATGGCCGTCAGCGTCGCCCGCAGCGGACTGTTTGGCGTCAAAACCCCGGACCAGGCAATGGCCCTGATGCTGATCGCCCAAGCCGAGGGCCTGCACCCGGCCATCGCAGCGCGCGACTACCACGTCATCAACGGCCGCCCCGCCCTGCGCGCCGACGCCATGCTGGCCCGCTTCCAGGCCGCCGGCGGCAAGGTGGAGTGGGGCGAGTACACCGACACCAAGGTCGTCGGCAAGTTCTCGCACCCGTCAGGCGGCAGCGTGGAAATCGCGTGGACGACGAAGATGGCGCAGGACGCCGGCCTGACGCGCAACCCGACATGGAAGTCCTACCCCCGCCAGATGCTGCGCTCGCGCTGCATCTCTGAGGGCATCCGCACCGTGTTTCCGGGCGTTGTGGTCGGCACCTACACCCCCGAGGAAGTCGAAGACATGGCTCCCGCTCCTCGCCAGGCCCCGCCGCCACCCGCACCCGAGCCCGTGGAAATCGTCATTGACGCCGACAAGCTGCTGGAGCAGATCGAACTCGCCAGCACGCTGGAGGGCCTTGAACTGCTGCGTGCGGACATGCGCCGCGTCCCGAAGGGCCCCGACCGCAACCGCGTGATCGCCGCAGCCACGCGGCGCGTTGACCAGATCCGCGCCGAGCAGGAACCGCCTGCCGGCGACCCGCAGATCATTCAAGCCGAGGAGGGCACCGTATGAGCACCCCAGTGATGACCCAGGCCGAGGCGGCGCTGCACTACCGTCTGCAGGCCGTGCAGGACATGTATGCCGTCGCCGACGACCGCGCCCGCACCGCCCGCGAACACATCGACCGCTTGCTGGTGGCGATCTACGAACTGACGTTCCCGCTGCTGGGCGACCCCGAGCACTGCGATGCCGCCGGCAAGGCGCACGACATCGCCGCCGAGATCGAAGACTGGTGGTTTGCCGAGGAGAGCACCGATGACGACGAATGACACCCTGCTGACTGAGCAGGAACTCGCCGAGCGATGGCGCGTGGCCAAGCGCACCGTGCGCCACTGGCGCGCCAATCAGCGCGGGCCGGCGTTCATCCGGCTCGGCCGCACCCAGCAGGGGCGCGTGATGTACCGGCTTGTTGATGTGCTGGCCTATGAGGCTCGGCAGAGGAAGGAGGAAGCGGAATGACCACGCTACGCGAAGCCGCCCAGCAGGCGCTGGAGGCGTTGGATGCCGGCGTATCCGTCAGCCCGAAATCAGTCCTGCACGACAGGCTTCGCGCCGCGCTGGCGCAGCAGGGCTGCACTTATACGGTCAAGGAAATGGATGGTTTTGGCACGTTGTGGGCAACGGAATGTGGGGAAGAGTTGTATGTTGCAGCACCCGAAGCGATTGGCTTCTCCCTTGCGCCGATGCCGAACGAAGACGGTAAGTTCTGCCAGTTTTGTGGTAACAAAATCGTACTAGAGGATCAGAAATGAGCAAGCACACACCAGGACCGTGGAAATACTCTACAGAGCCGCAACCGAATGGTTGCCCTATTATCGGGGCGCAGGGGCTCATGATAGCCATGCTGGCACACACCGTTAAACAGGCCGACCAGCGCGAGACTGCTTTGGCCAACGCCCGCTTGATCGCGTGTGCGCCGGAACTGCTGGAGGCGTTGAAACGCATTAAGCAAACCGGAGTGTTCGTTGGCGCGATAGCGCAGGAGATGATGGACGCCGCAATCGCCAAAGCAGAGTGGCAAGCATGAAACTCCGCGCCTTTCTGCGCGGATTCGCCGACGGACTAGCACTGCTGCCGCTGTGGCGGTGGATTAGGAGGAAGATGTGAAACTCACCCCGTGGTTCCCCGCCAAAGTCAAGCCTGTCAAGGTAGGGGTGTACCAAAGCAAAAAACCATTTTTGTCTTGGTATCGGTATTGGGACGGCGAATACTGGCATTCCGGAGGTACAACGCCTATGGCGGCAAAGAATTATGCCAATATGGCCGGCAGTCGTTTTGATGAAACGCCGCCAGAACCTTGGCGCGGCCTTGCGGAGGAACCGAAATGAAATGGCACAAAGGACCGCCGCCTAGCATCGGCTGGTGGCCGGCGAGTACAGCGCGTGATCCAGGCATCTTCCGCTGGTGGAACGGTAAGTGGTGGAGTTGTGGTTGTGTTGCCCGCTATTCTGCGCAAACAGCGGCAGGCAGCGCCGCACAGAAGTCGCGTTATCAAAACGACATCGAATGGGCCGACAGGCCCGCATCGTGGCCGGAGAGGAGCAGGACATGACCAACGCCGAACTTGACACCATGTGGTTTCAAGCGCAGCACGACGCCATCAAGGCGGGTGAGGACTTCACGCGGTATCGATTCGCCGCCCTCGTCGCCGCAGCAGAACGCGCCGCCTGCGCCGACATCTGCGACCAGCACGCCAGCATCGAGGGCATCGCGCAGCGGTGTGCTGCAGAAATCAGAGCAAGGAGCAAGACATGACCATCGTAACCTACGGAAAATTCAGGGAAGACGCCGCACGCATGTTTGAGGCGGCTGTTGAATCGGCCTACAAAGACCTGCTGGAGAAAGCGGTAGCGGAGGCAGTAGCAGCAGAGCGCCAACGCTGCGCCCGGATCGCCCGCGATTTCGACCGCGACCACCCGAACACCAACTACGGCGGGTACATTGCCCGTCTCATCGAGGAACCAGCGTTATGAAACCCAGCCACCTCACCACCCCACGCACGCTGGCCGACTGCACGTTCACCACGGGCTACAGCATTTCACAGCCGCGCCCGCGTTACGTTCCAGCGCCCGCAGTTATCATTGCGTGCATCGCACTGGGAGCCCTGCTGTGGACATTGCTCTGACTATGGACATCATCGTCTGCGCCGTGCTGGCCGCTGTCGGCGTGTTGCTGTTCTGGCCGCAGTCGTAGTAGTTGATTCAAAATGAGAACAGTATTTATTGTCACGGCGCTTTTGCTAGGTTGTGGCCTTAGTTTCTACGACTCAGCGCTTGCCTGTTTTATTGCGCTTGTGTGCGCGATAGCTCAGCTTGAAAAAATAATAGAACTGCTTTCTTCGCAGAAGGAAAAATCGCTATGAATTTGCCAACCGGTTGCGACCAGCAGGGTCGCTATCCCGAGGCTGCCGAGGCGGCGACCGAAATCGGCGCTGACGACTTCGACGACGCGGCCCAGTACATCATCTGGCACCTCGTCATTGCCATCGTGATCGTCGGCGCTATCGCCGGGGCTGCGGCGCTGCTATAGCGTCATAGGCCCGCTCGCAGGCAGTGCCGGCAGCGCCTCGAGCGTCGGCTACGGCAGCAAACTCTGCAGCCGCTTGCGCAACCCCTCGGAGCAGGTTGGTGAGCACCACTCCGGGGTCTGGGGCTGCCTGGCCTCCGAAGGAAGGGTCGGCACGGTCGCGCTGGGGATTGGCGCACTGGGCGGCGATGATTTCGGCACGGCGCTGCAGGCCGTCAGCAGCACTGCGAGCGCGGGCAGCGTCAGCAGACGCAGCGCGGATCTTGGCTTGGGCATCGGTCTGCACCTCCGTGTGCTGGGCTCGCCAGCGTGCTTCCAAGGCTCGCGCGGCTTCGCTGGCTGCCAGGGCCTCGGCCACCAGTTTCTCGCGCTCCTGAGCCCGTTCTGCGCGTTCTCGGGCCAGCGTGGTTTCGGTGCCGCGCAACTCCCACAGCAGCGTGCCCGACAGCAGCACCAGGCCGATGCAGGCCACACCCAGAGCGTAGGCGACGGGGCGGTAGATCATTGGCCCAAGCACTGCCGGTTCTCGGCCTGCCGGCGCAGCGTCAGGCCGCGCAGTGGCTCACCACGGAAGCGATCCCAACGCAGAATCTCGGCGCAGGCCCCGGCGTAATCGCCCGCGTTCAGCCGGCGCACCAGCGTCGAGCCGCAGAACGCGCCCGGCCCGATGTTGTACGCTAGGCTCAGGAAGGCGTCGTACTCGTACTGATGCAGCGGCACCCGCACGCACTGCTTGAGCGCGCCTTCGAAGCGCTGAACATCGGCCAGCTTGCGCACCAGCGCCTGTACAGGCTCAATGGTGTCACCGGGTTTCACGCCGTCAGTGGTGCCGTAGCCGAGGGTCGGCTTGTCGCCCTTGACCGGGATGTACGCCTCGCCACGGTAGCCCTCATGGACGGCAATGCCGACCAGCGCAGACGCTGAGAGCGTCAGGGCGCCGATGACGATGCGGGCTTTCATTCGGCGTCAGGCTTGCCGCGAAAGTGCATCCTGCCCCAGCGATACAGCAGGAAGCCGATCTGCAGCACCAGGTAGATCAGCGTCACCCACAGCACCAGATCGTTGATCGGCATGCCGGCAATCGTAGCACCGGCAACGGCGACTGGTGGCGACGCCTTGGCGGCTTCGGTGGCGATGTCGGCTTTCTGTTGCATCGTCAGGCTCATGGCTGATGTTCGGCCGCGCGGGCTTCGATTTCCATTGGATGGTTGGTGTATCCGTGGCGCAGCAGGCCCCACAGGTAGGTGAAGTAGTATCGCAGTAAGCCCATTCGCTCGTACTGCCGCCAGTGCTGCTGTTCATGCTTCGTCAGGCGCTGACTGTGCATGGCTTCCGGCAGGATGTAGATGCCCCACGGCGCCAGCGCGATGCCCGCGAAGCCGGTGCGCCGCAGGAACCAGGCGATGATGTGGCGGGCTGGGCTGGGGGTCATTTGGCGGCAGGGAGATTCACAAAGTTATTCCATCCGCCTGATGGCAAGTGCGGAGGCAGCGGCTTGGCAATCCTGCCTCCAACAAACCCGCAGTGCCTGCATTTTTCGTCCGCGCTCACGCTGATCCACTCATGCGCCCGATTGCAGTAGTGCTCGTGGCTATCCTTCTTCAAATTCTCACCCACGATGTTCCTCCGGAAACGTACAAAAATGCAATCGATCCGCCAGCAGCCAATGTGGCCGTTGAGTTATATACAAATGTGGCTGGAGCCTGAGCCGAAACCGTCAGCGTTGTAATCGCCTCAGAAGATGAAATGCGGACAATTTGACCATCCCCTTGCGGTGGAGGAAGCTGAACGGTGTATGTTGTCAACCCCGCTGCCGGCAACAGCGCGCAATTATGCTGAGCTGCTGTCATGGTGGTCGTTCCACCATTGACCGCAATAGGAGTTGTATAAAGAGGATCGCACAACGCCACACCGACCAATGACATCGCAGTAGGCGTGAACCGGACCTCCTCAAAGTCGTTTAGCACCACACTTAACTGATTTTGGCCCGCCCACGGAGAAATATAAGCCGTGCGATCACCAGCGTAAGCTAGGCTGAACCATTGGTTAGTGAACGCTGTTGCGGCTGTTGCGCCAACATTGCTTTCCAACATTGGCGTAGTGATTCGGACGTGTGTCGTTTGCAACGAATCGCTACATTCTATGTTGTATTTTGGCAACCATCCTTGACCAAAATCGCCAACAAAAGATGGAGAATCCAGAATTAGCCGACGGTCGCCGAGAACGAGAATGTCGCTATAGGTATTTGTCGCGCCCTTGCTGTTTCTTTGCCAGGCGCAGTTGGAAAACACGCGAGCGCCGTAGGCGCCGGTGCCGGTGCCTCTTTTTACAGTAACGCCGTAAGTTGTTGCTTCATCAAATACGGTGTTGGTAACCTGAAGCGTACCAACACCCTCATCGACTTGCAAATTCAAGTCGTTCATAAAGAAAACTGAGTTGATGATCTGAATTTGGGTGACGGCACCAAGATACATGCCCTTCCCTGGATTTGGTCCGATCTGAACATCCGAAAATTGCTGATCAAAGCAGCGCACGTTTACAGCAGCGTCTGATGTTGTCGTGCCGCAATACTGCACCCATACATTTTTGTAGTTACCAGCTCCGCGATTCGATCCAATAAAAAGGCCGCCAGAGCGCCCATCAAGAACAAAGCAATCCGTCATCCAGCATGCGTAATAGTAGCGCCCCGGAGCTGCCGCCGCGTCCGGCATGTAGACGCAGTAAGATGTTCCGCTTTGCGCCGCTCGATTTCCAAGAAAAGTGATATTGCGAAACTGAGGTTGTGCAGCGTCTTCGTGTATTGTCAATAAACTTGTGTTGCTTCCATTGATCAACTTGATCATCGACTGGCCAGTGTACTGGCCGGTCAGCGGTTGAGACGCTCCAGATGGGTCAAATCCACCACCCTGAAAATGGCATGTGTAGTTTGTTCCGCCCTGACCAATGGTGAGTCCTGTAACCATGTAAGCAAATTGGACCGGAGGAAAATACACCCATGCCTTGATTTGCTGCGCGTAGTTGATCGCGTTTTGAATCGCAACCGTGTCATTTGTTACGCCGTCGCCAACAGCCCCAAAATCCTTGACGCTCACCACATCCCGCATCTTCGCCTGCGAGGTGCGGACGACGGCCCCGGTTCCGGCTTGGAGGAACGACACATCCGCAGACGAGATGATCGACGCACCGTAACGCTCCGTCGCCTGCGGAGCCGAATACACCGTCGTCCCACGCGAGTTCTGCACCAGAATCGAATAGTCACTCCCCACATACAGCCTGGCCGGCGTGCCAGCGTTCATCGGATACCCGCCCTGCGTGCGGATCGGCAGCCCCGCAGGCTGCGTCAGCGCAGCGTCCCAGTACACGGCGATGGGGTTCGTGATCGGGTTCAGGTTCGCCGTGCCGATCCAGATGTAGCCGTCCTCGAGGGGCTGGCCGTCGGTGTCGGTGATGATGGGGAAGGGGGGCTGGATGCTGAGGGCGGTCATGGTTATCTTTCGGGTTGAAGTTGACGGGCACGCTCTTCGGTGAACGCTGCGCCTGCCACGCCGCCGACAGCGGGCGCCGCACGGGCAGCCCGGGCCGGCCGCTGGGCCGCTTGGGCACGCTTGATGGCGTTGTCTATGGCCGCCATGCCGGCTTGCGGATTTTCGTACAGCATGCGGGCGAGTTCGGCGTTGACTCGGCGGTTGACGCGTTGTTCAACCGATCCCAATGCCCGAATGATGATGTTCTGTCTGGCAGAAAGCGATGCGCTGGGCATGACTGCGACGCCACGCGAATCTTGCGCCACTTCTTGCGAAATGTCTGCAAGCCTTGGCGTTGCGCCGGCCTTGGACGCAAGCTCCTCAATGCGCCGAATCCTTGCAATGTCCGTTTCTGCGGCTTGACGAAGGGATTGAAGCTGAGGAAGTGTCAGATTGCTTCGACGAAGCACGGCATCAGGCTCCACTTTACCAGTCTGCTTGAGCATGTCCCTGCCGGCAATGGCCAGTTTGGCGCGCTCCTCAAACTCACCGATGAGGTTTCGGTTCATCAGGGATTCTGGCAGCGCCATCCTGTAGGCAGCACGCTTTGACTGGTCAGAAAGCTCGTTCAGCACGAACTGCGGGTTCGCCTGCAGCTTCTCGTTCAACTGCTCGGCCACCACGCGCCGAATGGTGTCCTTGCCAACATCATTGCTGCGATCCAACGCGAGCTTCATGCG